TGCTGTTCCAGGACTTCCTCCCAGTCGAGGCCATGCTCGGAGCACTCATGCTCCAGCGTCGAAACGCCGGCATCCATGCGCATCAGCGCGCCCTGCGCTTCCTTGGTCGGGTCGATCCAGCCGCGGCCGGGGCCGAGCCAGCGCGCTGCGGTATAGGCCGCCGGCGCTTCATAGAAATCCGGCGCGCCCTTCGGCAGCCGCACATAGCCCCTGTCGATTGCCTCCTCCAGCCAGCACAGATAGACCGGCCGGCACCAGCCCTCGACGAACAGGGACCGGCTGGTGGACAGAGACTTCCAGGCATCCAGCAGCGCAGCGCGGGCGCTGGAATAATTGGTCTGGCTGTAATTTGCCGCTACCTGCTCGAAACTTTGGCCGGTGCCCGCCGCGATATGGCGCAGCACCGAAGATTCGAAGGCCGGGAAATTCCCCGCCGGACGCTGCGCCGACGGGAAGGTCAGCTTCTCGCCGGGAAACAGGTGCGGGATCGACGTGCCGCCCAGTGTGATCCGGCGGTCCTGGTGAAAACCGGAGCGCAGATCCTGATATTTCGACAGATGGTCGCCCCCACCATCCAGCGCCTGCTCCAGGAACTCGGTATCCATCGGGCTTTCGATCGCCGCGCAGAACACCGCGCTGAGCAGCGCCGCGCCCAGCTCCGCATCCTGGAACCGGTCCAGCATCTTGAAGCGCTGCACCACGGCGGCCAGCGGCGGCTTGCCGCGCGACTGGTCAGCGCGTTCCGGCGCGAAGAAATGAATCGCCTGCGGACGGCCCCAGACCGTCTCGCGTGGTACATATTCCCATTCGAATCCCGAATCTGCACCGGCGAGCCAACCATCCGACGGATGACCCTTGCGGATCTCATAACCCACCGGCTCGATTCCCCGGTACCGCACCCCCTGACGCAGATCCGGCCCGTCCGGCTCGCCCCAGGGATTGGACAGCCGGTCCGGGTCCACCGCCTGGAAGCAGGTCGCGAACTTGCCGCCGCGCTCGGGCATCCAGAGCGGCAGCGTCAAAGCCTCCCCGGCCAGCAGCCAGTCAAAATAGGCCAGACGCATCTGACCGCCTAAACCGGTCCGCCGCGCGGCATCGCAGCGGCGCAGCGGATCCTGCACATAGTCTCGCCAACCGGCCTCAATCTCGGTCGCCATGTCGCGGGCGGCCCTCCGGCTGATGCCCAGAGCGCGCCAGTCCGGTTGTGCCTGCAGGCGCAGGCCGTGGCCAATCGAGTGATCGACGAAGCGCCGCACCGCCCCGGCAGCGGTGCCGTTGTTGCGCACCAGGTCGCGGATGCGGCTGACCGTCAGGTCACGGTCCCACAGCCATTCCCGGTCCGCCGACAGCAGGCCGGGCAGCCAGGTCGCCAGTTCCTGACTGATCGGGTTTGCCGCCTTGTGTGGCGTCGCCTGATCGGCCGAGGCGCGCAGCGGGCGGCCGCCGCTATCCACCAGACTGGGCATCGTCATCTGTCTTTTCCTCAGAACCGGATGTCGATGCGCCGGCGCGACCGCACGCCGAGCTGCGCCTTCAGCTGCGCGATGTAGGTCCGCAGCTCACCGGCATTGGCCTGGCCGTACTGGACCTGAGAGCCGTCACCACGCCGCAGCTGCACCGGCTTGCCGCCTGTCAGCAGGGCGTGCAGGGCCGCCTCCGCCTCGGTGAGGCGGGTCTGTAGGGTTGCCGTCGCTGTCATGTTGGGTCCTGTCTCTTTCAGGCTAGGCGTTTAGCCAGCGCAGCGCCGGCCTTCTCCCGGCTGGCTGCACCCGGCTCCTTCGGGCTGGCCGCCGTCACGGATGCGCGCGGCTTATCCACCCCGCCCCCGTTTTCGGTGCCCGTACCGTCGGTGTCCTCGTCTTCGATCTCGTCCGCCTCATCGGCCGGCACCGTCCGGCCCGTGCCATAGAGGCCGGTATCCGGCTCCAGGAGGTCGCCCTGGCGCGGGGCGGGCCGGACTTCCAGCTTTGCCCTCAGCTGATCCCACCCGGCCTCGTCCAGCTTCTTCCAGCCGATCCGGATTGCGCCGGCCTCGGCATAGATCATCGTGTCCAGCGCCTCGTTGGGCTGACCGGGATCCTTCACCCAGCGCCATTCCTCATAGCCGCCGCGGCTTTTAACCTTGGCGCGACGCTCGGCGGTCAGCTGCCGGTAATATTCGTCATCCAGCCCGGTCGGCAGGCCGACATGGCCGCGTTCCGCCGGATCGGCCTTCGCCAACTGCTTGTAGAAGCTGGCCTTCAGCGGCGACTGGCCGACCGCCCAGACCGCCGTGCCGAGTCGCTGCCGCTTGCCGCGCTTGGTTACGAACTCCGGCCGGCCCGGTGCAATCTCCGGCGCCAGATCCGACGGCACGCCGCGGATCGGGATCACGCGGTTGCGCGGCTGCTTCTTCGCCCAGTCCACCACATCCGTCTTGGCGTAACCGGCGTCGATGCAGAGATGGTCGAGCGTGCGCCGGTTACCGAAAGCATCCGGCCAGTCATCCTTCAGCAGATCGTCCAGCGCCGAGCGGGCCTTATCCTCCGAGATGTGCCCCTCGATCACCCGGTAATCCACGACCCAGCGCTTCAGGTCGGCCCCGAACGCGATGATCTACACTTCGACGCGGTCCACCTGGCAGTCCGCACCGGCACAGAGCAGCAGACCGCCAACCGGGATCCGGCCGAGCTGGTGCCCCGCCTTCGCCCGGTCGCGCAGATCCTCCCAGGGCGGCGCTTCCGACGCCGCCTCATAGGCATTGCCGACCCAGTCATTGGCGAAGGTCTGCTCGCGCGACGGATCGCCCTTCGCATCCAGCCAGGCCTGCGTGATCGCCGCCCATTCCTCCAGCGGCGAATAGGCCGACCAGAGGTAAAAGCTCGGATAGCGCCCCTTCGGATTGTGCGCGACCCAGCGCCCCTGCCGCACGATGGCCGCGCGGTGGTGCTGCCCGATCTCGCCTTCGCAGGACACGCAGGTGAAATGCGCCTCCTCCGGCCGCTCCTCATCGAGGGCGGCCAGCATGTTCTCCCAGAGCAGCGGCTGCTCGTGCCCGCAATGCGGACAGGGCACATGCCAGTGCTCCTGCGTGCCCGCCTCGAAAGCCCTGGTGATCCGGCAGCTCTTCCGGATCAGCGGCGTGCTGATCGTGAATATCTTTGCCCAGCTGAACGCCTTGGAGCGGCTGTCCGCCAGGTCCTCCGGATCGCCGGCGGAGTTCAGCTCCCACTTTGCAAGATCGTCCTGCACCTGCCGGACGATGGAGATCATCGACAGGCTGGACGGTGAATTGGCACCGCCGATCACCAGCTGGCCGCGCCCGTCGCGCCGCTCCTGCAGGCCGAGGCTGTTGCCGCCGTCGCGCCCCCGGTCCACGACCATGATCCGGCTGAGCCGGGCCACATTGCGGACGAAGGTCTTCCACTTGACCTTCACCCAGCGCATCGCGTTGGGCTCAGTCGGGTGGACATACATCATCGGGCCCGGTACCAGGTCCATCGAGCCGCCGATGAAGATCTGCGCCAGCACTGTGCCGCCGAGCTGCGCCGATTTCTTCAGCACCACTTCGCGGGCCGCATGCTCCGGCCCCAGCACCTCCAGGATACGCCGGAAGAACGGGAACTTCTCCGGGTCATACTTGCCCGGCAACGGACTGTCCTCGCCGAAGCGGACATTGTCCGCAGCCCAGGCATTCAGATCAGCCGGCGGCGGTGGCGCCCAGGCGCGGGCGGCGGCACGGGCCGCCAGAATGCCGGCATCGGCCAGCGGCGAGAACGGCACCATCAGGCGGCCTCCTCCTGGTCCTCGGTCCCGGCCTCGGCTTCCACCCCGGCTGCGGTTTCTTCATCCGCCGCCAGGTCATCTGCCATCTCAGCCGCTGCCGCCTCCAGGTCCACCGCAAAGCTGGCGGCATCCGCCGAGACGCCGGCCCGCACATCGCGGAACCATGTGCGCAAGGACAGCAGGATCGAGCGCGCATCGCGCTCACCCGCCGCCAGATCCTCCGCCAGCTGACCGAAGCTGCCCTCGATCCGGTCGATGATCTTCGCCGATTCCTGTGACCAGGCGCGTTCCGCCGCCTCGACCTCGACCCAGCGGCCGGTTTCCTTCTGCAGTTTGACCAGCGCCAGGTGCGCCTCGCTCTCCTCGCGATCGGCGCGGGCCTTCAGCTGGCGCTGACGGTCGCTGCTCGCCAGCGTT